TCATTCTGCTGTTGACCGCTGCTGGCGTGCCGATCGCTCCGGCGATGGGTGAGGCCATCATCTGCGTCGGTTTGGCACTGGCTGGCGGTGTTGGCATTGTGACGCCGGACAAGCGATGAACCTGTCCCCCCACTTCACGCTAGAGGAGCTGACGGTCTCTGATACCGCAGCCCGGCATGGCTTAAGCAACCAACCAAGCCCTGAGCATCTTGAGAACCTGAAGCGGTTGGCAGCGTTTCTTGAGGAGGTCAGGACTCTGATTGGCAAGCCCATCTTGGTGAATTCAGCCTATCGGTCACCTGAGGTAAATGCCGCCGTGAAAGGCTCCAAGAACAGCCAGCATTGCCACGGCTGTGCTGCTGATCTGCGGGTTCCTGGTATGACACCCAAGCAGGTGGTGACTGCCGTGATCAACAGCAAGCTGAAGTACGATCAGGTCATCGAGGAGTTTGGCTCTTGGACGCACATCAGCATCCCGAACAAACCGGAAATAGGCCCGCGTAAGCAGGCCTTGATCATCGACCGGGAAGGTACCAGACCGTTCAATGTCTGATTTCGAACAGCAATTCAAGCTCGCGCTTGAGTGGCCAGACCTCGACCTCGGGATGTTGGCGGGCCAGCAGATCAAGCCAGCGCATAGCTGCGCGTGCGTGTTCAGGAGTGCGGCAGGACTGAATCACTGCCCATGCTTTGTCTTTGAGTTTCATTCTTCACCTATCCCATGCGCCCGTTCGATGGCGCGTACCAACTCTCGCATGGTGCAACCATTCGGCGGCAGTTCCAGCGCATCAATCTGCTCATCCGTCAGCGGCGTAAATCCTGCTGGTGAGGTGTAGAGCGGTATTGAATCCACAAACCCCATTTCATCAAAATGTTTTTTGCTTCTTGATACGTCGCCACCTTGAGATAACCATGCTACTGGATCTTGCTCTATCTCCGGCACGATCCAAAAGTGTTCCCCAATTTGTTCTTCCGTGTATTCTCCAAAACCAGAAGTTGCCCATTGTATGTAGGCTCTGCCGGATTTTGATGTAGACCACACGGTAGCGTATTCGCCAGACTCCATGCACTTCAACCTATCCCCACGGCGCAATGGCCTCGGTGCGTGCTTGCTCATACGTCCTCCACATATACCTTAACGCAGCCTTCAAACGGCATTGATGACAGTGGCGTGCTCCACTTCTCTCCGCGCTCTGCATGGATGTGCAACTGTTCACGCCCATACGGATGCACATAGCCGATTGGCGTCATGGCAGCAGCCTCGACCAGCTCAGCGAATCGCATTAGGTCGGCTACCAGCTTTTCAGAGACTGGATTGACGTCTGACGTCAAATCCTCCCAGTCAAACAGCCCCGCTTTAACGGCCAGCCCGAGATATTGAAGTCGCTTTTTCATGAAGGATACCTTTCTCGCATCTTTTCAATATTGCAAAGCGGAAGGCTAGGCTTTGTATGCGGCTTTTCCACGCATTGAGCCGTTGAGGATCTATGTTCCATAAAAGCAATATAAGTATTCCTAACCTCATCAAATCCGCGTGTATCGTTATCTCTGCCAAACACATGAGATAAGACAACAAGAACGCCATCTATTTTTAAATCCATTCGATAACGCATGGTGTCGTTGTAAATGTCATAATCTGCAAATTCTTGAATATGCTGAATAACGATCATTTGGCGCACTCCTCTATAAGTGAATCAATCAGCGCACGCGCTCGATACAGTACATCAACCCGCCCGTCCCATCCTGCGTGGTAGTCCATCAACAGCTCGCCTCGATTCATCGCCACCAGCCGTACATAAGACAGGGTGGGCATAGTGGCCGGATCAGGTGGGCAAAACTGGTAATGGTAACCGTCGTTGCCGTTCTGGCCGATGATGTCCATGCGGCGATCTTCAGGGTGATAGCACTCTCCGCTACACTCGCCGACTGGGTAGCTACAAGTGGCAATGCCACAAATCTTAAAGGGCTTCATTCGCAGTCCACCTGCCCGGCGCGGTACTCGGGCCAGAGGCCGTCATTGACCATCTGACAATATTTGTCATGCTCTCCTTGTTCATCGTCGACATCCATTGAGCCTACGATGCCGAGAATCAGAGCGATCATTACGGCCATGATGAGTTTTTGTTTTGTGTCGTTCATTTGTGCGATCCCAACGTGTTGCGTATATGCATAAGTTAAGCGCAACTAAACATTACGTCAAGGCCTCAGTGCATCAAGTAGCGCATTTTGTTGCGCGTCTTTTTGACCCAGCACTGCCATGACGCGCTCGTCGATGCAGCCCGAGGCCACAAGGTGGACAATCCGCACCGGCCGCGTCTGGCCCTGGCGGTGCAGGCGGGCGTTAAACTGCTGGTACAACTCCAGCGACCAGCTCAGGCCGTACCAGACGCACAGAGCGCCGCCTTGCTGGAGATTCAAGCCGTGGCCTGCACTGGCGGGATGGGCCAGCAGCATCGGGATCTCGCCGGCGTTCCAGCGGGCAATCGTGGCCGGCTCCTTATCCAGCACCACGGCCTCGGGAAAGCGCTCGCGTATGCGGGCGAGGTCGGACTTGTAATTGTAGGCCACCAGCACCGTCTCGCCGGGGTTGTCCTCGATGATCTCGGCCAGGGCGTCGAGCTTCGCGGCGTGGAGTGGCGACCAGTTGCCCTTATCGTCCGTGTACGTTGCGCCGTTGCACCACTGGAGCAGTTTGTTCGCCAGCACTGCCGCGCTGCTCGCCTCAATCTCCTGACCATCTGGCAACTCGGCCAGCAGCGTGCGCTCAAAGTCCAAGTAAGCCTTAAGAACGGCTGGCGGCAGGTAAACCGGCTCCACTAGGTCAATGCGCTCGGGTAGCTCCAGGTAATCGCTTGCCGACATGCTGATCCATGAGTCAGCAAGCAGGGCGTGGATCTTCTCGGCTGCTCCGGCCTTGGGGCTGAACTTGTAGCCCATGAAATCCGAGTCGAAAAAACGCTGCTTGTAAGCCGTGAAGGTCTTGCCCAGCGCCGCGCCCTGGTCGATCAGGTACTGTTGCGCCCACAGGTCCAAGAGGCTGTTGGGGGCTGGCGTGCCGGTAAGCAACACCATGTAGTCCGTCATCGGCAACACGCGCCGCAGGGCCTTCCAGCGCTGCGCGGCCTGCGACTTGAAGCTGCTTGACTCGTCGATAATCACCGCGTCGAACGGCCACTTTGTTTTGTAATGCTCGACCAGCCAAGGGACGTTTTCGCGGTTGATGACGTACACGTCTGCGGTCTTTTGCAGGGCCGTCAGGCGCTGGCGCTCGCTGCCGGTGCAGACCACGACCTTGAGGCGGCGCAGATGCGACCAGTCGCGGGCCTCCTGCGACCAGACGCTGTTCGCTACGCGCAACGGTGCGATGACCAGCACGCGATCAACCATGCAGCCGTCAAGCAGGTCAGCCGTGGCCGTGAGCGTCGAGACGGTCTTGCCGAGGCCCATTTCCAGCGCAAGGCCGCAACGGCGTCGGGTCTTGATGGAGTCCACCGTCCGGCGCTGGTAATCGTGCAGGTCATCACGGGAAAGCATCAACGGCCTCCAACGAGCCAATGACTCGCACGTCGCAGCCCAGCGCCCGGCGGCGCTCATGGTCGCGCTGTTGGTTTTCGGTCGGCTTCGCACCTGGGGCTTTTAGCTCGACGAAGATGATCCGGCCACCAGGCAGCGTCACGATGCGATCCGGGACGCTGCGCCTGCCGGGGCTGGTGAACTTCTCGGCCATGCCGCCAAGGGCCTTCACGCGCTTAACTAGCGCGGCTTCGATGTGCTTCTCTAGCATTCCACGTCAATCCACTGATGATGCGGCACACGGCCGCCTGACTGATTGCGTACTTGGCGGCGAGCTGCTTTTGCGTCAACTCGCGAGCGAAATAGGCTTTTCGGATTTCCTCGGCCTTTTCTCGCGTCATGTGCCGGTATTTGCTCATCGGCTTACGCATACCCAACCTCCAGCAGCAGCTCCTGCGCCGCTTTGATGTACACGTCATGGTTCACGTCATTCGGGAACGCGCCCAGCTCCATGGCTGGCCTCGCGCCGCCCGAGTTCGGCACGCGGTTGCTGTTGGTGGCGTAGTGGATGCACTCGTCAGGTGGCACAGCCGTCGAGTGATAGAACCTCACGGCCTTTCCCAAGCGCTCGCCTCGCCACACGGAACCGCCTTGCACGCGCCTGATCGTCACGAACTGGGCAAGGTCGGTGCAGCCGTGGATCGTGTCTTCAATTGGCGTACCCTTGGCGATGTGCTGCGCCACGGCGGTGTAGATGATCTGGCCGTCAGGGTTTTTGGCAAGGCTGGCGGGCGCGAAGATGCCTTTACCTTTGATCTTGCCGTCAGTCCTCACGGCGAGGTAATTGTTCACGTCGCGGCTGGCAATGACGCTGTACGGTGTGCGCTCAAGCTGGTAGCTGGTATCGAGCATCCAGTCGAAAGTGATCTCGTCCACTGCGTCGGCCTGCGCCGTCGAGTGGTAAACCACAATGCCGTCAGTGTTGGCGCTCACGACCCGCACGCCTGCGCTCTCCAGCCGTTCGATCAGCATGAGTAGCGCAAGCTGGCCGGTGATCGTCGTCTGGATCAGCAACTCGGGCGCGTAGAGCGTGCTGTACTTCGACCCGAACTTGCCGAAACTTCCGTTGAGCGTGATCTTGAGCGTGTCGGCCGTGACCTTATCGCCGGAGCGCTTCGCTTCCAGGCGGCGACGGATCAGGGACTGGTACAGCGTCAAGAACGGCTTGCCGAAGGCGTTGGGCGCGAGTTGCTGTTGCATGATGATCGACGGGTAATAGCTGGCCACGTCATAGTCGGCTAGCACCATATCGCCTTCGGCCCGGATGCACTGGCGCTGCTCGCAGGAGTGCAGACCACCGATGCCCATCTGGTAGTCGGCCTGCCCGATCTTGATGCGCGACTCTTTCAGCCACGCCGGCATCTGGACGGAGCCGTTCGGCCCAAGTTGCCAGCGCTCGGCCAGCAGGCGGTAGAAACGCTCCTGCAAGTCCTGCGTCTGGAAGCGGATGATCTTCGGGTCGCGGTACTTGAAGGCAAAGCCGTCCTTGACCTCGGGCTTGCGGTACTCCTTGCCGGTGATCTTTTGCATTTCATGCGTGATGAGCTTCTCGGCAATCTGTGCATCGGAGAGGCTGCGAAAGTCCATGCCGTACTGTGCGCCCATGTCCACGCGCAGGTCGATCTGGGCCTTGAGCGCCTTGTAGAGCAGGTGCGTGGTGTGTAAGTCATTCTCGCAGTATTCCCGCACGATCTGGCGTTGCTCGGGCTTGATACTGGCCTCTGGCTCAATCGGCAGGTCTTGCATTTTCGGGGCGTTGAGGCGGCCGCCGTAGATCTTCAGGCTTGATTGCCCAGGCGCGACCTCGATCAGGTCGATGTGGTCCCAGTCTGGCACGCGCAGCTCATGGGCCTTGAGGATGCGCCAGATCGACTCAGTGGATTTGATGATCTTGTCGGCAAGCTTCTTGAGCTGGGCGATGCTGTACCCGGCGTTGACAGCAGCGGCGAGCAGTGGCAGGTCGAAGTGGTTGCCGTTGAAACTCATCGTGACGTACTCGACCATGAGCTTGCGGAGGCGTGGTTTGTTGATTGGCTGGCCGTCGAAGGCCTCGATGTGCGTGATCTTTCCCGTCTCGGTGTTGAGCGAGGCGACGAGGAAATAGTCCGAGTAAATTTCGGTGTCGATGATGAGCATGAGGGGTAGCCTCTATTTTGTCTTTTTTTGTTTTTTCAATTCAAGGTATTTACCATAGGCTTCGCTTTTGGGTTGTGTCAAACCAAGGCCTTTGCACCACCAATCATTTCTAAGTAAAACCTTTGCCATTCTTCGCCATGAAGGCGCCCAATATTTTTTTTCAAGTTCTCTCGGAGCAAAGTCAGGAATACCTTCTCGGTATCCTCTTTTGTGCCATCCTAACAACCATTCGTTAAATTTTTTGGTGTAATGCGTTCTTGTAACTTCAGGCATGGTCGCCAAAAGCAAGTTTGTAAATGACCTCCATGTATGCCCTGGCGGCAACGTAACCTTGTTGTATCCATTTATGTTTCCAGTTTCTTCTATATACAACGCGCCACTATTTGCGCCATTTACACGAGCGACTACTTTTCCCCACGTTTGCGGCTCAATCAAATGATATAACCATAAGCCTCGACGTTGATCGTCACCATAAGGTTGACACAACCTCATTTGATGTAGCGATACTCCTGCCAATTGCATTCGATCGTAAACTTCGTTGTGAGGCTTATTTGGGAACGCAGCGTGATACTTCCAAATGTCGGTAACATGCCAATCGTATATTGGGTACACGTTGTAAACTTCGTCTACAACTTTGGTTGTCCACCTCTTACCAAAGTGAGTTTCTTTATCCCATATAGCAATCGTGCGAAAGCGGTTCAGACTTTCATCGGCGCGTATACCAATGAATGCGGCTGTTGTTCGACCTTTCCCATACCAGACGGCAAACAGTTCAATAAATTCCTCAAACTCCATTCGCGGCTGGAAAAAATCAAAATAGGATGGATCGGAAATTATGCCCAATCCCTTCGGCATTGGACGAACCCAATCTTCGCGTTTTTCAGGGTCCCAAGCGCACCAAACAGGTTCATAGTTGCTAACCGCGTTTCGTAGTTTTATAGGAAGGCAGACCCAATAAATGTCTATATAATTTGCGTACAATTTAAACATTTCTTCGGCGTGCTTGATAGTAAGTAGGTATTGTGCCTCCAAATCAATCAACAGTACGCCAACCTTGCGTTTACGTTTGATTGCTTCGTCCATGACAAGGTGAAACATTACGCTAGAATCTTTACCAGCGCTGAAACTGATATAAACTTCCTCAAAGTGGTCAAAGGTATAGCGGATTCTGTCGCGTGCCGCTTGTAGCACATCGACACCAATGCGTTTTTTGATTGCAGCCATTAGTACAACTCCGCTTCGGTTCTGCCACCTGCTTTTTCGTAATCAACTTCTGTGCGGCCATTGGCAACAAGCCATTTATTAAGATACTCCAGTGCCAGCGCATCAGCAGCTTGTTTTTCCTGTTCGTTTAATCTGTGATACCCACCACGACATAATGAAGGAATACGAAGCGCGTATGCGACACTTGCTTGACCAAGCCAAGCAATGCGGTTCATGCGTTCATTAGTTAGGTAATGCTCGCATGAATAGCGCCATTCAGTTGTAACGCTTTCCAGTGCGGAGCGGAAAAGTTCAAGGTTGGCCAAAAATTCTCGGTACTTTTCTTCGCCTTCCTCCGTTGTCATGTTTTCGCAACGCTCTGCATAAAACCCGGCGGTAAAACATTCCCACTTTTCCCATGTGTGATACACGCGACCTTTATCGTCGCTCTTAAAGTCTGCAATTACATCAGTTATTATTTCTCCAATAGCATGGTCGCCTTTGTCAACTTCCCAAGCTTCGGAAAACGACTGATCTTTAAACGCTTCGGCCAATCCGGTGATCTGGCACAAACGCAACACTTCGTCAGCATCCATGCCAAGATTTTTTGCGATCTTTTCATCGGACCAGTTGCGGCGCTTGAGTTCAATCACAATGTCGGACATAGCCTCAACCTTGTGTTTTCCACGCGCCCGATTGTGCCGAATTGTCGCCGCCATGCGGTCGGTCTTGTCTTTCTGGCTGGCGCGAATCTGCACCAATGGTAAATAACCATGCACCCGCGATTGAATGTCGGCGCACTCTTTTCCTACGCGGTGTCGGTGGAATCCGTCGATAACCTCATACATATTATCGTGATTCATAGACACAATCGGCTGTGTGTAGCCGTCAGCGTCAATGGATACCCGCAAAAGTTCCATTTCAGGAGGGGCAACTGAATTGGGGTTATAATCGTTGGCATGAACTTTGTCGTTTTTTACCCACTTCACAAAATCAACAGGTTGTTGTTTGAAAGGGCTGACGTTATGGATACTTTCTCTAATAGTATTTATCGCATTTATTTTTTCATCTTGAGATAATTTTTCAATGTAAGAAACTATCTCAACAATGCTTTCTTGAAAGTTAAAAGTTTTTGAAAATAAATCTATTTGTTTCATAAATTCTCCGAGGAGGGGTAGCCTCTAGGTGATGTGAAAAGGGCCGGAGTGACCGGCCCTGTCAGCTTAGAACGTGTCGTCGTCTCCGTCATCGAAGCCGTCGAACTGGTCTGCACTGATGCCGCCGTCACCGAACGGCTCGCCGTCGCGGACGAACTGGACACCATCAAGCTGGGCGTTCACGCGCTTGCCGTAGGAGTTGTTTTGCGCCCACAGCGTGATGATCGCGTTGACGTAGCAACCCGCATAGACGACGTTATCGTCCTCGGTGATGGGCGTCTTGTCGCGGTTGATGACCATCGGGCGCTTCTTGGTGGACGCCTTGATCGTCATCTTGCCCTGATACTCGGGGCGCTCCATTTCGTCGCCGTCCTTGAGGCACAGCTTGTCAGACGCCAGCTTGACCTTGAGTTCTTTCTGGAGCTTGGCGATCGCGCCTTCGATCTCCTCGATCTGCTTGGCGTGTTCCTTTTTGTCGAGGATGAACGTGGCTTCAAACTTGCCGGTGGATTCACCGCCGAAGCTGGCCATGTTGAACAGGCTGGGGAAGGAGAGGCGTGCGGAAGGGATTTTGATTTTCATGTTTTGACCTTTTTGGTTGTAGCGTTTTGGTTGAGCCGTTGTCGGCTTGTTAAGTTTAACTTACTGGTCGAAGCTGTCAAAGGCATCGGCAGATTCTTTTACGAACGACGGGCGCGGATCGTCCACCGGCACCAGTGTGGGCTTACCCTGGGGCTTCTCCACAAGGTCAGCGATCTCGGCGGTGCGCTTCTTTCCCAGCGCCTTCTCGGCCTTGGATACTGAGAGCAACTTGCGTTCGAACGCTTCGTCGCCCAGCAGTGCCGTCAGGCGTTTTTCGGCGCTGGCATCGTCGCGCCACTGTCGCAGGCTGCGGCCTTCCACCAGTTTGTGCCCGGCGAAGACCTCGCAGTTTTCGTTATAGATGGTCGTGGCTATGTGCTCCTCCACAGCATCCAGCCACGAGACAATCAGCTTCTTTGCAGCCATAGCGCGTTGCAGTTGCTCGGGCGAGAGCTGATCAGGGTTTGTGGTGTTCATTGCGTCCAGATCCGTCATCAGCACATCTTCGGTCAGCTTGTTGAGCGCTGGGCAAGTCGGCTTGGCCTTGCAGTATTTACACTGGTCTTCGCCGGGCGTGCGCTCAGCATCAGGTGACAGCGCCAGCGCGGCACGCTCGCGTACCCACTCGCCCAACTCCAGCAGTTGGCTGCGCGTCAGCGTGTAGGTGTCGATGAAGTCCATGCGCGGCTGCACGATGTGGAACCGGAAGGTGTGCGTCTCGACCAGCTCATCCTCAATAGCGCCCAGCATATACAGCAGGCCCTGCGTATTGCCCTGCGCCGAGACGATGTTCTTGCCGTACTTGAGATCGAACACGTCCACAGTGCCGTTGCCGTAGATGATCGTGTCGGCAGTGCCATACCCGTCCGGCACCCACTCGGAGAAGTCCAGACGCTTCTCGGTGTGGCGCTCGGTCTGGGGCGTGTAGAACTGGCGCACATAGTCCAAATAGAACTGCACGCCTTCGGCCATCTCCTGAGTGACAATAATGGCGTTGTACTCGATGAGCTGGCGGTCA